ATTTGACCCTAAGGGTCAGAGTTGACTTCGCAAGGAAACGCTCTTTCTCTTTTACTAGTTGACTCAGTTTTACAACTTCTAAACTGTGGGCTATACTTAGCTCATGGATCCCATCACGAAGTCTTGCCCAACTTGCGGCAATCATTTCACAGTCACTAATCCTCGAAGTCGACAACAGTTCTGCGGCAAAGAGTGTCGTCCGCAAAGAAAAGCATTGCCACAGAGAACATGTGCGAAGTGCGGGACAGAATTCGTCCCGACGTACGGAAAACAACTGTACTGTTCTAAAGAGTGCAGAGCCTCCATCATGTCAGCTTTGAAGTCGATCATCTATCACAGAGTGTGTCCCACATGCGGACTGTCGTTTGAGACACACAAGAGAGACAAGAAGTACTGTAGCCACAAGTGTTTCACTTCTAGGCACAGTGACGTCACGCTCACGTGTGAATTCTGCGGAAAGTCGTTCACGAAGCCCTATCGTCATCGAAATTCCAAGACTTGCTCTCGTGAGTGCTTCTCTGGGCTCATGTCGAAGATCGTCGACACTTCTGAGACAAAGAAGTGCGACGCTTGCGGAAAAGACTTCTCTGTTCAGAAGGGTTCACTCGAGAAGACGAGGTTCTGCTCTTATGTCTGTTTCTTGTCTACACGAAAGACGAGACAACCACCAGTGACGTTGACTTGTGAAGAGTGCGGTTGTGAGTTCACAGTCCCGTTGGGGAGAGAGGAAGGGCGTCGTTTCTGCACGAAGTCGTGTGCTCTTTCTGGCGAGAACAACCACATGTTCGGCAAACATGTCTGTTATTTTGGAGAACCGTGGACGAAAGGTCTGACGAAACACACTGACGAACGTTTGAAGAAACTTGGAGAGAAACTCTCAGCGATCATCGCAGACAAAATCGTCAAAGGAGAGTGGAAACACAACACGGGATTCAAAGGAGAACACTACGTCGGTGTGAAGAACGGTGGTGTAGAGACGTATCTCCGGTCGTCGTACGAGTCTAAGTACGCTCGATTTCTCGACTCTGACGAGAACGTCTCTTTTTGGGCACACGAACCGTTCAGGATCCCGTACTTCTTTGACGGTTCAGTCCACAACTACGTTCCAGACTTCTTGGTGACTTTTCTCGACGGTTCGAAGAAGCTCGTAGAGGTGAAGCCCGCTGTCCTCACAGAGACTCCCGTGAACACAGCGAAGTCTTCTGCGGCACGTTCTTGGTGCGAGACAAACGGCGTCGTTTTCACGATCGTCTCTGAAGATCTCTTAGAAGGAGAATCACAATGAAATCGCACGACATTCTTGTCGGCAGTAGGACGTACACAGTCGTCGCACTAGGCAGAGAGTGTTTCTTTCAGACGCTCTCTAAGCTAGGAGTTGAAGACGACAGCGTCAAGAGCTTCGTCGACTACGACACACAGACGATCGTGTTGAGAGGAGACCTCAAAAGCGATCACTTGAGAGAACTCGTGGTCCACGAACTTCTTCACGCATGTCTGGAAGACGCGGGTTTCGATCAAGACGACGTGTCAGAGAAGCTCATCAGAGTTCTATCACCTCGTCTGTCTTGCTTACTGTCGAACAACGTTTTGAACGATTTGCTAGACGAGTCTTAGTCTGACGACTAAAACGTCCCCCAACGAGACTGGAGGATGTCGATCGCAGACTGCATGTCTGCATCGCTCAATGCTTCGTCCCAAACTGCGACTTCAGCAAAGTACATCGGTGTGTTTTTGCTATGAATGAGTCGTCTGTGTCAGATGCCAGTTGTTGACTCCTGCTACGTCATCTATCTGTGTCACGTGACCCAATGAAGTGTGAACAGAACCAGTGTTGTCGCACCGCCACCACGCAGAAGGACCGCCACCAATATCTCCAAGATCAGTCATGTTATTGACATCCTTTGCTTAATTAACAGTCGATGACACAAACTTTCAAAGTTTGACAAAAAGTAAAGTTTCTCTGAGTGACGCAGGTCACATCAACTCTTCTAGTTGTCCATCTTCCGACGCATTATAGTTAGCTCCAGCATGTCTGTCATTCCAATCACGAAGAACGACGTGACGACGCTCACGATCGTGACCACGCCGTCGAGAACGTACACATCTAGCTCTACAGAAGGTGTGACTGGCTCTGTCAAGATCTACCCGCGGTTGTCTCCGATAGAGAGAGACTCAGACAAGTCTTCTTACTTCAACGACACGAGGGGTGGAGCAGTAGTTGACGTCAGTTTCGACGAAGCGATGGCGAAGATCAACAATACTGCGAGGTCTAAGAGAGCAGCGTCACTGTCTGTGTCTTCTGACGCTCAAGAGTTGTTGAATTTAGTCACAGCGTCTTCTCACAGAGAGACAGTAGTTCTCGACGTCGAGCGGTTCACGCCGACTACACGATTCACGAAGTACACGCTGATCAAGAACAACGTCAAAGACGTCTTGATGAAGCACTACAGAGTAGACTACCCACACGCGTGTTGGGCGTACACGAACTACCACGCCTTGAACTTCTTCACTGCATTTGACGGAACGACACAGTTGGTCCCGTCGTCGTCTGTCCTCCTGTACCCGAACGTAGTCGACGACGACTTGCCGACGCAATACGGCCACGTGTCTGGATCGTATTGCCTGTCTGGGTCGTTCAGCTTCGACTTCCATGTCAACCCTCGGTACAATGAAGACGGCATAGACGCTGGACACTTCAAAGACGGAACGATCCTCCACTTGTCGTCTAGTTACGCACTGTCACTCGCGACAGGGTCGCTCAAAGATGGTGATGGACTACCGCTCGGGTTCAGAGTTAAGCTTCAGTTGAGCCACTCTGCAGACATACCGCCATCAGAAGCGACACCTGGATCATATCCGCACGACCTCGTGTTCTTGTCGTCTGACAACTCTCTCACACACAACAAGTGGCACCACGTAGTAGTGAGGTGGGGAACAGACACGACTAACGGCGGTTCTGGTTCTTTCGTAGTCGATGGCGATGAAGCAGGAACGTTCGTCGTCCCGTCTGGCACCGTGATGCCGAGAGCATTTTCAAACTCGTTGAATCCTGACGCCTTGTGCGTCGGGAACTTTTACGAGGGTCAAAACTACGGTGTGTCTGCTCAGTCTCTGTTCTTCAATCCAGACAACTCGAGAAGAGACGGCGTTCATCAGATCACAGATGAGGCGACAGAGGCAGACAATTACTTTTTCAGACATCCACTCAAAGCTGAGTTGCACGACGTCACGATCAGAAGATATTACATGTCGACCGAAGAGATCCAAGAGACTGGATCTCGAGGTCTCGGAAACGGCGCGCTAGTGAAGAACGACGTCGCGTTCTATTTGCCGCCTTTCTTCGTCGAAGAAGGTCCTGTCCTCAGGTGGGTCGGTGACGCGGGGGGTGTCCTTCAGACGCCGTTCTTCGAGATCGATGGGTCTACAGACGATCCATTCAATGTCGCGATGTCGTTTGGAGTCAACGGTCACTTGATCAACCTCGAGAACTTCGTGAAAGACTTCTCTACAGGAAGATTTCCGAGATTGATGGAACTCACGGCGTCTTCTATCGACTACACTACTGACGCTCAAGAAGCAAACAATTTCTTGTACAGAGACGGCGGAGTCGCGAAGAGAAACTTGACTGTCCTCCCGTGCGATGACGGGACTTTCGATCCTAACTACGAGATCTTGTCTAGCGAGACTCACAAGAACCGCTTCACAGACTCTTTTGGAAACGAAGATCTGAGCTACATCAATTTGGAAGACCTCGTCACGTCTGCGTCGCTGTACAACGGAGGAATTCAGTCAGAAGCCCCAGACGACTACGTCGAAGAACTATACGGTCCGAGCCCAGAGTTTCCAGGAATTGAGCCGGGTAAGTCTTTTTTGAAGTATATAGCGTCAGTCACAGCTTCGATCGGAGAACCGACGCAAGACTCTTCGTTCGACAGAGGGATCCAACGAGGTGCACCACTCACGATCTACCAACGGTTGCAAGATCCGTCGTCGAATCAGGTGACGTTCTTCAACATCAGCAACATGTACTATGGCAGGAGAATAAAACCAGGTTCTTTCGAGATCAAAGATTCTGCGATCTCTGGCTCACATGGTGCAGTCTGCATGACTCTACGAGACGATGGATTGGGAAACTTGTACAGAGCAGACTCTGACACGGAACACGCGACACAGAACTCTGTCGGAAACATCTTTTACGACGAGGGTGTCGTCGTTGTGAAGAGTCCCCACCTATACTTCTTCGGAAAGAACCAGTACGAGATGTCGTTCGAGGGTGTCTACAACGTGTTCTCTACGAAGTACGAGATACTCGCAGAACCGGGACTGCTGAACTCTTCTTCGAACTCGTCTTACATCCAAAACTACGCTTCAATAAGACCCTCTGGCAACATTAAAGACACAGAAGACTTCGTGTACATCAGCGGCATCTACTTGCACGACGAGAACATGAACGTCGTCGCGAAAGCGAAGTTCGCGCAACCGATCATGAAGCGAGAGAGCACTAAGCTACTTGTGAAAGTTGCATTTGACTGGTAGCTCCATGGAAAAGAAACGAAAGAAGCGACGTTACCATACAGGTGTGTACACTTCATTGAAATCTGGAAAGACATGGAAGTACAGGTCTGGGTGGGAGCTCGCTGTGATGAAGAGATTGGACGTTGACGTGCGTGTCGTCTCTTGGACGTACGAGCAGATAGTCATAGAGTACGTCTCAAATAATCGGACAAAAAAGAGACGCCGTTACTACCCAGACTTTTTCGTCGAATATTCTGACGGTTCTCGAGAGATCATAGAAGTGAAGCAGTCTAGGAAGCTCACAAACCCGACAGTCGTCAAGAAGGCAGAGGCAGCGAAGTCGTGGTGCGAGTCGAGAGGAATGACGTACGTAATCATTACAGAAGTATGCTTGAAGTCGATGGGTTTACTGTTGTAGTTTGCAGTAGACAATTTCTCTATGCAGAAGAGAGTCATACTCGGGCTGGACGTGAGCACTAGCATAACTGGAGTCTGCCTGCTCGACGAACGAATCGAAGAGGGAGACGTGTCGCACCCGAGGTTGGTCCTCGACAACATCAACTTCAAGAAGTGCAAGTCTCTATGGGAGAAAGTCGACTTCGCGAGAGACTTCTTCAAGTACAGTCATGACGAGTACGCTTGGAATCCTGACGTCATCGTAGTCGAAGAACCGTTACTTGGATTCTCAAAAGGAAAGTCTTCTGCGTCTACGATCACGACGCTGATGCGGTTCAACGGCATTGTGTCTTCGATCGTTCGAGACGTCTTTCATGTAGACCCG